AGGTACTGGAGCATCACAGTGCAATGCAACATTTTTAGTTCAAACAAGAACTACTGCTACAGTAGCATTTCCTCAATATGGTTATAGTCCAAGTTTAGGTAGCCCAACAGCAGTTTATAACGGCACTTATCCATCAATAGCAACTAATTCAGTTAGGATATATAGTTCCAATAACGCATCACAAAATGATACAGCCAATTTTACTTGCCAAATGACGGTTTCAGCGGAGCTATAAAATGTATACACAAATTTTAGTAGATGGACAAGTTGCATTAAAAACAATCAAAAGAAATGCTGATAATGCTTTCATACCATTTGTTTTAGACAACACAGACTACCAACAATTTGTCCGTGACATTAATAACGGTGTCCAATTAAACGATGCTGAAGGTAATCCTATTACTGGATCAGCACTAACAACATTTATGGAGACATTGCCATGAGCCAATCCGGATACACTCCTTTGCTGATATACGGAAGTGGTACGTCAACAAATACTCCAATCGCGGCCAATTTGACCAGCTCATCCTCTGGCTGTGAGTTAGCAATTAACTATGCCGATGGTAAATTGTTCTACAAGGATAACTCAGGTACGGTTCAAGTCTTGGCTACTAAGTCAGCGACAAGTGGTACATTCAGTCAAATTACCTCAACCGTATCCACAGGTACGCCTCCTTTTGTTGTCTCAAGCACAACCCAAGTGGCCAATCTGAACGCCGCAACCGCGGGTACTGCAATAAGCGCAACAACCGCAACAAGTGCCACAAAAATATCTAATTCAGGAGGCTGGACGGTACAAACCGGTGGTACAGCCACAGTACTAGAATTTAGTTATAACGGCACTGTAGTGGCCTCTTTAGACTCTAGCGGTAATTTCATAGCCCTTGCTAACGTAACTGCATCAGGTACACCAGCATGACGCTACCCAGTTCTGGCGCAATATCCCTCTCAGCCGTAAATACTGAGTTTGGTGGTTCTACGCCTATTGGACTTAAGACTTATTACCGAGGCGGTGGATACGTACCCAACACGTCCAATAACAGCGGTGTAGCTACCTCTGGTGCCATCAATATGAATAGCTTTCATAGTGCCTCAGCCTTCTTAGGATTTACTACACCAACCTCTTTATACGCTAACGGTGTTACTTACGGCGTAGATTGCAGTTCTGGCGGGGTATATTGCGTCGTAGGCGGTTACTATACCAGTGGACCCACAAACAACAATGCGGCCTTTTGGTTATCGTCAAATGGCACAACCTGGGGTGCGCCAACTACATTACTGAACTCAAGTACCAAAATACCGTTCTTATCATCTGTAGCATGGAATCAAACCCTGGGAGTATTTATTGCTGTAGGGCAAGACGGTAATAACAACGGCGTTATTTACACGATAACAACCGGCGGAACGGCTACTTTACAGGCCACAATATCTAACTTCTTTATTAGTTGTGTGGCTGTAAATTCTTCAGGTCTTACAGTTGTTGCGGGACAGTACTCTTCGCTGATTGCGACGGTTTACTCTTCTAATGGAACTACCTGGACTTCTCCAGTAACCATAAGCGGTACAGGTAGTAGCCCGACACTATATGCATTAACTGTAAATCCAGCAGGATATTGGTCAGGCGTGGGTGCATACTTTAACGTTGGCCCAAGCGCTCAGACGCCGATTTTTATATCGTCTTCAAACGGTACGAGCTTTACTGGCGGATCAATGGGCGTACCACCTGCAACATCTGGCGTTATTATGGCTGGAGTAGTTTGGAACGCTAAATTAAATCAGTTTGTAGCGATTGGTTCGTATGGACCTTCTTACTATTCATTATCAAATTCAACTGGATCTACTTGGGCTGTTCCGTCTTTGGCCAGTGGTACATACGGCGTAAATCTAGGCGGTAAAGGATCTAGTTGTCTTGCTATTAATGCCGCAGGATTAATGATTTCAGCGGCACAAAATGGAAGCGCTGACCAGGGTTATTTTAAGTCTACAAATGGCACAACATGGACTTATACTTTGTTAGTCACAAGCCAAGTTAATTCTTTCTTAGCAATTGCGTGCAGTGCTAATACATCTCAACGGTATATTGCTGTTGGCGCAAACAATATCAATTTTTCTGTTTCGACATAATAAAATGGGTCAATCCGCTACCCAATCTTAGCGGAAAGGAGAAAAAAATGGAAAAACTGCAAATTTCTACAAATCTAATAAACGGACTTTTGTCTTACTTGGGAAGCCGTCCTTACCAAGAAGTATTTCAATTAATCGAAGGCATTCAAACTGAAGCCAGAAATCAGCCAGAAAACGCGATTCAATCGCCCCCCACAGAAACTCTAGCGAGCTAATTATGGACGGCGTGCACGAATTAGCCACAGAAACCGACAAGAAGCTTGCAGTCCATGAGGCTGTTTGTGCACAGCGGTACACCGCGATTCAATCGCGTTTTGATGATGGCTCCAAAAGAATGAAGCGAATTGAGACTATGCTTTATATTCTCATGGCCTGCGTTCTTTTGGGTCCTGGAGTTGCCGCCCAGCTCCTACACAAGTTTATAGGTTTCTAACATTGAGTTCTTGCTTCTATTCCAAGCCGCAAATGCCGCCTTCACGGGGGTTAAAGAGTTGTGCGCGATGTACAACGAAGGCAAGGCGCTTGTAAAAGATGTCAACAAGACTATCGGAGAAGTTAAACAGATTGCAAAAGAGGTTAAGGGAATATGGGGATGGATTGGAAAGCTATTTGCGCAACCAACTCCAGATCAGGGAAATCAGAAAGTCGAAGCGCCTAAGAAAAAAGAAAAAGTAAAGTTTGACGAGAAGGCAATATACGCAGAGATTGGTGACCAACTGGTTATATTCTTTAAGAATTTCAGAGATTGTGCAGATGCGATAAGGGTAGAAGAAGAGAAGATTGAGAAGATATTTGACCCAGATGGGGACACGTATGAGAGGTCTATCCGCCTGGTAATAGCTAAAACACAGCTAGAGCAGATGGGGCAGGATTTGACGGATTACATGATCTATCATGTGCCGCCGGAGTTAAAGGATTTATATTCCCGCGTCAATCAGATGATTGGAACGGTCAAAGTTAAACAAGAGTTAGCCAGGAAAGCGGAAGTCAGAAAGAGGGCGCAACGAGAAGCGGAGGCAAGGGAAGCGGCGGATAGGGCTTGGTTTTTGAGTGCTTGCACAGTAATGATAATCTTTGTAGCAATATATTTGGCAGGACTGATGTGGGCAATAAATCGAGTGACACATGGGGGTATGTAATTACCATCATCATCCTAGCGCTTCTTATTGTCCTGGTGTTGCCGATTCTTGGGTTTTTGTACATGGATATACATCAAGAAAGAATTTTGATTGCTAATGATTTAAAGAGAATAGAGAAGTTAAAGAAAGAACTTGAGCGTCAAAAAGAAAAGAGGGAAGAATGAGAGTATGCGCTTTATTGATTTTATTGTTAGCGGGGTGCGGAGATCAGTATAGATACTTTTGTCAGAACCCTGATAACTTTAGTGCCGCACAGTGCCAGAAACCGCGTTGTGAGTTTGATCAGACATGCCCAGAATATTTAATTTCACCCGTCTTGGAGAAGAAAATTGAAGGAACTATTGTTAGCCCTCCTGTCCAACAAGCAGGACCAGCCTCGACTAACTGCCGATGAGATAGACGTCCGAGTACGGGCGTTTGTCGTTATCATGGTGACGCTTATATTTGCGTTCATCACCTTTGCGCTTCTCTATTCAGTTACTTTTGTAACCCAGCCGATCAAGCAAATGGCGCCAATTGACCAGGCGTACACCAAGATGCTTAATGACATCGTCCTGCTGATTGTGGGCGGTATAGGCGGTATTTTGACTAAGGGCTTGACCAATGAGGCCACAGCCATGATGAACAACGTCAAGGCGGGTAAGGATGCTTATGTGGCACCTCCACCCCCACCTATTCAAAATATCACTGTAGCGCCTGCTAATTGGACGCCTCCACCTCCACCGATGAGTCCGCCTACACTAGAGGCTGACCACGAGCGTGAGCGCATGGCGCAGGCGAGGGCTGGAAATGTTTAATCCGTGGTTAATTATTGGTGTTATCTCAACTTTTATAGGAGTGTACTTTTATGGACATCATGCAGGCTATCAACAACGTGTGGACGAAGATCAAGCAGAAATTATCCGACTTAATGGCGAAGCTCGCGCCAAAGAAGCCGAGTTAAACCAGAAGATCGCGATTGCGACAACAGCTTTAAGGAAGGCCAAAGATGATATTAAAACCAAGCAGTCTAGTATTGATGCTCGTGTTGACTCTGGTGAGTTGCGCCTCCCGACCAGTTGTGCCGTACAAGCCAATCCAAGTGCCCCCGCTGGAGATGGAAACAAGGGAAGCGAATCTGACAGACAGGCTATTAAAGATATTGTCGCCATCACCTCAGACGGGGACTCAGCCATCAAAGACCTCAACGCTTGTATCGCCCAGTACAACAGCGTCAGGGAAATAGTTAACAAGGGGGTCAAATGATCAGTGCAGAGAAACTTCATGCCCTGCAGATTGGGCCAGAATGGGTAGAGCCACTCAATGCCACCATCCAAAAGTTCAGCATTTTTACCGTCAAAGAGCAGGCCGCCTTTATCGGAC